GAGATTGATGGAGATCCGCAGCAACCGGATACGCTCGCGCAGCTGGACCACCTGGCGGCGACGACATGGCAGCGGGAGGACGGGGCCGAGCTCCGGCTGGCCAAGGGCGGGATCGATGATGGGGGCATCGCGACTCAGGAGGTGCGGGAGTGGTGCCGCACCAGGGCAGCGGTCTGGGTGCCGATGAAAGGAGCACCCCAGAAAGGCAAGCCACTGCTTGGGAGGGGTGCAGCGGTTGATGTGAACCGAAAGAACCAGGCCGTAACGAAGCGCGGGGTGCTGCTGTATCACGTGGGTTACGACGCGAGTGTGCACCACCTTCAGGGCCGGCTGAGGAATGAGCAAGTGGGGCCTGGCTATTTGCATTTGGGGGAGGCGGCAACGGATCAATTCCTGGACGAGCTGTTTCCGTGGAAGCGGATGCCAAGGCGTGATAAGGGTCAGACGACCTACCACTGGGTGCTACCACCTGGATCGAGGGATGAGGGTGGGGACTGCACCAGGTACGCATACGCGGCGCTGCAGCTAATGGCGCGCCGCTACAACCGGGCGACGATGTGGGAGCAGTTGGCGCGGGAGGTGGAGGATGGGCGGGAGCGTGTGGCGGTGGCGGGGAGTGGTGTGGGCGAACGGAAGCGGAGGAAGGGGAGCTGGCTACGGTCTTGAGTAGGGTTGGGGGGTGGCAGGACTTGAGACGTGGCAGCCCGAGGTGTTGGCGCATCTCGGGCTTTTTTTTGGGTGGGGTTCCTAGGTTGGGGGTATGGCGGCATTCACGAGCGAACAGCTGGTAGCACTTCGGGCGGCGATGGCCGAGGGGGTGCGCAGCGTGGCGTTTCCGGATGGACGGCGGATTGAGTTTCGAGACCTAGCGGAGATGATGCAGCTTGAGCGAAAGATGTCGGCTGAGGTGGAGTCTGGGGCGCAGGTGCGGCCGGTGATGCGGAAGTATTTCCAGTTTGTGAGGAGCTGAGCGATGGGGCGCGGGAAGGGCAAAGGCAACAAGGGTGGCACCGGGGTGAGTGGGATCCAGCAGATCAGCGTGCAGGATCTGGAAAGGGCGTTTGATGGGGCGCGGCATTCGCGGCGGACGGAGGGGTGGTGGACGACGCTGGCGGGGCCGAATGCGGACCTGAAGACTTCGCTGCAGTGGCTGATCGGGCGGCATCAGGATCTGGTGGATAACGAGCCTTATTGCCTGAAGGCGGTGCGAGAGATCGTAAAGGGGGCGGTGGGTGATGGGGTGATGGGCACACCGAGCGGGCCCGGAGCGACGAAGCGAGTGCAGCGGATGTGGGAGGAGTGGGCGGAGGGGACGGCGTGCGACTTCTTCGGGCAGACCAACTTCTACGGGCTGCAGATCCAGGCAATGGAGACCATGGTGGTGCGGGGGAGCGTGCTGGTGCGGCGGCGGATGCGTGAGGAGAACCTGCTCGATGGCGTGGCGCCGCTCCAGCTGCAGGTGATGGAGCCGGACTGGCTCGACTTCAGCAAGGACGATGGCAGCCGGATCCGGTTTGGGAAGCAGTTTGATGATCAGGGCCGGCTGGAGGGGTATTGGATCCGGAGGGGGCATCCGGGTGAGACGGACTGGCGACTGACGGTGGGGAGCGACTTTGTGCCAGCGGGTGAGATCGCGCACATGTATCGGATCCGGCGGCCGGGGCAGGCGATCGGGGTGCCGTGGGGGTTTGCGGCGCTGCTGACGATGAGGGACCTGGCGGATCGGCGGGAAGCGAAGCTGATGAGCGACAAGCTGACGGCGTGCTTCATGGCGTTTGTGGTGGACAGCGACCCGGAGGCGGTGGCGGCGGAGGATGCGAAGGGGCTTGTGGATTCGCTCGAACCCGGGGCGGTGGAGATCCTGCCGCCTGGGAAAGACATCCGGTTTGCGCAGCCGCCGGTGAGTGGGGACTATGTGAGTGTCGATAAGCACCACCTGCGGGCGGTGGCGGCGGCCTACGAGGTGCCCTACGAGCAGCTGAGCGGCGACCTGAGTGAGGTGAACTACAGCAGCATCCGGATGGGGCGGCTGGGGTTCCATGCGGCGGTGATGGAGTGGCGGACGACGATCCTGGAGCCTCAGTTGCTGAATCGTGTGGCGCTGTGGTTTGGACAGAGCCTGCGGGAGGTGACGGGAATGCGGGTGCCGACCCGCTGGACGTGGACACCACCGCGGCTGGCAATGGTGGATCCAGCGAAGGAAGTGCCGATGCTGGTGGCCGAGGTGACGGCGGGCTTTCGCTCGCTGGAGGATGTACACCGGAGCGTTTATGGCTCCTACACCGATGAGGTGCTGGCGCAGCTGGAGGCCAACCTGAAGGAGGCGCGGGCGCGTAACCTGGCGCTGAGCGTGGATGGCAGTCTTGCGATCCTGACGAAGGGCTCGGGCTATCAGGACACGACGCCGGGGGTGCCGGATACGCCGGTGGAGAAGTTCTTCGCCGAGGAGTAGCAATAGGCGCTCACTAAGTTGTTGGGCATGGAGACATCTTCAACCATCGAGCGTTCGGCTTTTGTGCGGCCCACCTCGGCCAACGAGGAGGACCGCACAATTGATCTGGTGATCGCCTCAGAAAATCCCGTGGGTGGGTATGTGCTGAGGTGTGCGCCAGATGCGGTGCAGCTCGGTGAGGCGCCGATTCCCGTGATGCTGGACCACGCTTCAAGCGTGGACCGGATGGCGGGACGGCTGACCGGTTTGCGGTTTGAGGATGAAGCTCTGGTGGGGCGTGCCCAGTTCGTTGATGCGCCTGGCGCGGAGATGGGCTGGCAGCTCGCACGTTCCGGCTGTGCCGTGAGTGTGCGGGCCCTGTTCTCTGCTGGAGATGTCGTCTCCCTGAATGCCGATGCGGACCTGGTTCGCAGCTGGCGCCTAGCCCATGTCGCGTTGGTGCCCGAGGGCGCCGACACGGTGTGCCTGACCCGATCCTCTGATTCAACCCCCATGACTACTGAAAACGCCGGGGTTGACCCGGTGCAGGCCGTTGCGCCTGAGGTTGCGGTCGAGACCGCGCCTGCTGCCCCTGAGGCCGCTGTGGAGCGTGCCGCTGCTCCTGCTGCTCCTGCCACGGACGTGCTGGAGATGAGGCGCGAGCTTGAGATCCGCCGTGCTGCGGGTGAGGCCCGCCTGCCGGTGGAAACCGTGGACCGCCTGCTGCAGGACACCAAGGGCGAGCGCGACAGCGTGCGCTGGATGATGGCGGTGGTGCGTGAGCAGCGCCTGGCTCAGGAGCGCATGAGCACCGCTGGCCACCCGGCACAGATCCCTGTGCTGAGCGTGCAGCGTGATGCCGGCGAGAAGACTCTGCATGGGATCGAGAGGGCGGTGGCTTACAGGGCTGGCGCCGAGCGCGAGCTGGCGGATGAGGGCCGCGACTTCCAACATCTCTCGATGAAGGAGATCGCCCGGGAGCTGCTGGAACTGCGGGGTGTGAACACCCGGGGGATGAGCGTGAACCAGCTGGTGGATCGTTCGTTCCACAGCACCAGCGACTTCCCCAACCTGATGCTCAATGTGGCATCCAAGAGCCTTATTCAGGCCTACAGCGAGGAGCCCCAGACCTGGCGGCCCCTGGCCCGCAGGGAAGACCTGCCCGACTTCAAGGAGGCCACTGAGGTGGACTTCGTTGGGCGGATGGTGCCGGAGAAGCTGCTGGAAGGCGGCGAGTACAAGAGCCGCACCATGGTGGATGGAAAGCGCACCTGGAAGATCGACACCTATGCCCAGAAGGTGATGGTGACCAGGCAGCTGATCATCAACGACGACCTGGGCGCGCTGTCGCGGGTGCCTCAGGTGCTAGGTGCTGGGTTTGCCGTGCTGGAGAACAACATGGCGTGGGAGCTGCTGACCACCGGCAGCGTGACCTCCAACCAGACCTATGGCGGTGGTGCCACGGTGGGCATCGACAACAAGGCACTGTTCCACCAGGACCACAACAACACCGGAAGCGGCGCCATCGGCATTGCCGGAATGGACACCGCACGGCAGAAGCTGCGCAAGCAGAAGGACGCCGCCGGCAACTACTTCGGTCTGGAGCCTGCGTTCCTGATCGTGCCGCCTGAGCTGGAAGTGACAGCGCTCCAGTTCCTGTTCCCCACCGGCTATGCGCCTTCCACCCTGACTGGCGTGAACCCCTTCGCCGGTGCGGTGCAACTGATCGTGGAGAACCGCCTCTCTGACGACAGCACGGCGCTGTGGTATCTGGCCGCCCGGCCCAATCGGGTGGACCTGATCAAGTACGGCTACCTCAGGGGCGAATCCGGCCCGACGATCACCACGA